GTACACGGTCACGGCGGGCCAGACCGGCTCGACCATCACCGTGGCGGCCGGTGCCGGCACCATCCTCAAGGGCGAGATCGTCACGTTCGCCGGTGTCAATGCGGTCCATCCGCAGACCAAGCAGGATCTGGGCTATCTGCGCCAGTTCGTAGTCACGGCCGATTACTCGGGCGGTGCGGGCAACATCAGCATCTTCCCGGCGTTGACCGCGACTGGATCGGAGCAGAACGTCACCAACCCGACCACCTCGGGCGGCGTGACCATTCCGGGCACGTCGGGCATCGCGCAGGATATCTCGCTGGCGTTCGTAAAGGATGCCTTCACCTTCGGCACCGTGGACCTGCCCGAGTACCCGGATCGTCCGTGCAGCCGTCGCGTGTTTGACGGCATTTCGATGCGCGTGGCGCAGGGTTCGGACATCATCAACGACCAGTTCATCATGCGCTTCGACATCATGTGCGCGTTTGGTGCCCTGCGTCCGGAGTTCGCCTGCCGCCTCGCTTCGCTCGGCTCGCTGAGCGCCCCGACCTAAAAGGAGAAATGACCCATGGCAACCCAACGTTCCACTGACAACATCGACGTTCCCAACCGCAGCAATACCGCATGGGCGACGTATCCGAGCGGCTACAACGGCGCCGGCTACAACCAGGCGTTCATTGCCGGTGCCACGGTCAATCCGTACCGCATCGTCAAGTTCAGCGCCAGCGGCGTGGTGATCCAGGGTGCGGCTGCGGCCGACGCCACCATCGGCATCAACCAGTCCCCGCAGGCAGCCAACGCCACTGAGCAGACGATGATCGCATTGTCGGGTCCGGGCCAGGTTGAGCTGGGCGGCAACGTGGCTCGTGGCGACCTGTTGACCACGGACACCGTGGGCAGGGCCGTTGTGTCGCTGGCCGCCCCGTCTGACCGCGTGATTGGCGTGGCGCTGGAATCCGGCTCGTCCGGTGCCTTCGTGCCGGTGCTGATCAGCCAGTCCAAGAACGGCGGCGTGACCTAAGTAGCACTCCCGGGGCCGGTTCGCCGGCCCCGGTTCACGTTAACGAAGCCCCGGCACGTCCGGGGCTTCTTCATTTTCGGAGTCGGCGATGACCCTCGTGGCGGATTTCGTCAAGGACGCTCTGTTGCTGATCCAGGCCACCGATGCCCGCCAGCCGGTCAAGGCGGTTGACATGACTTCCGGCATCCGCGCTCTGAATCGCCTTGTGCGACGGCTTGAGGCCAACGGGACGGCGCTTGGCTGGTCGGACGTGGCAAACCCATCGGACGCGCTCCCACTTCCGCCCGAGGCCGAAGCAGCGGTTCTGTACGCCTTGGCGATTGATCTAGCGCCGAGCTACGGGACTACGCCTATGCCAGAGGTAGTAGGCCGGGCCAACGACTACATGAACGACCTGAGGCGTGACCAGATGGTCGCCACGCCGATACAGCCGATTCTCGATGCCCCGCTCCCGGAGCGGTTCGGGTGGGGTGGATTTCGGAATGGGTGGGATGGCTGATGCGCAACGTTTCGATCCCATTGGTGGCGGGGTTCTATCAGGACCAGTCCCGCCCGTGGTCCCAGCAGGACGTGTGGAACTACATGCCCTGCAAGGCCGAGCGTGGAGGCACCCGCTCTCCGCTGATGCTCAAGACGCCGCCAGGGTTGTACCCGTGGCTTGAGATTCATGAGGAAACCGAAGGCGGCGATGTGCAGGTCGCCCCCCCTGTTCGTGGCATCCACGACGTTGAGGGGCGACTGTTCGCGGTTGCTGGAAGCGATTTGTATCGGATTGCGCAGAACACCGTGGAGGCGTCCCTGATCGGAGCAATCCCAGGCAATGGGCGCATCCAGATGGATCACAACCAGGTTCCTGGCGGGAACCAGTTGATGGTGACCAATGGGTCCGCTGGGTACGTGTTCGACACGGTGGAAGGGACGCTGACCAAGATCACCGATCCGGGATTCCCCGGGTCGGCGCTTGTCAAGTTCATGGATGGCTACATGATCGGCATCGACCCGGCAGGGCGGTTCGCGTTCAACAGCGCACCGGCCGATGCGATGAGCTACAACACGCTGGACCGCTGGACCTCCGAGTACAAGCCCGACCGGCTGGTGTCCATGGGCCGCGTCGGAGGCGACCTGCTGCTGCTGTCGGCGACTTCGGGAGAGTTCTACTCAAACACGGGTGAAGATCCCCAGCCGTTCCGGTCCAAGCGCATCTTCCTGGACCGCGGTTGCGCTGGTCCGTTCACAGTGGCCGAGGCCGACAGCACGGTGTTCTGGCTCGGGTCTGATGGATTCTTTTACCAGCTAGAAGGCTACGGAGCCAGGCGCATATCGACCCGGCCGGTGGAGCAGGCGATCCGTGGGCAGGATTGGTGGAACGCCTTTGCATCCGTGTGGGAGTCCGAGGGCCACACCTGTATTTGCTGGACATTCCTCAACGGGCACACCTGGATTTGGGATTGCTCGGGGCAGGAATGGCACCGCCGGGAATCGTATGGGCTGAACCGATGGCGGGTGAACTGCACGACCAAGAGCAATCGCCAGTGGTATGCCGGCGACTTCCAGCGCGGCCAAATCTGGCGCATCGACTGGGACTATCCGCGCGAGGGTAGCGATCCATTCGTATCTGGATTCGTCCAGCCCGTGATCCACGATGACGGACACGATCTGATCCACAACCGGCTGGAACTGGCGATGGATACCGGCCACCTTGCCGATCCTGGCGCCGATCATGCCGTGCGAGTGGCCTACAGCGACGACGGCCAAGCCAACTGGTCGGAATGGGATGCCGCAGACATTGGCGAGGTCGGCCAATACGACCTGCGCATCAACTGGACGCGCCTTGGGCGGTCACGCCAGCGGGTCTACAAGTTCACCTGCTCCAGCCCGCGCAAGCGCGATGTGCTGGCCTTGGTCGGCAGCTTTGCCGCTACTGAAACCTGAGGGTACTAGCCATGAGTATTTTCGCAGCCATTGCCGGCCCGCTGATTGGTGGCATTGGCAGCATGTATGCCGCCAAGAAGGGCGCCAAGGCGCAGCAGAAGGCGACCAATGAAGCCATTGCGGTACAGCGCGGGCAGTACGAGCAGGCCCGAAACGATCAGATGCCATGGCTTGATGCGGGGACCAATGCGCTAGCCAGGCAGCAGCAGGTCTTGGATGGAACCTACACCGGCTTCATGCAGTCTCCGGACTATCAGGCGGCGCTGGAGTCGGGTACTCGGCAACTTGACGCAGGCGCTACGGCCCGGGGCAACCTATGGGGCGGCGGTGCTGATGCCGACCGCATCAGGTTCGGGCAGAACCTGGCGACCCAGAACCTGAACAACTACTGGGCCAAGCTGGCAGGTATGTCCGGTGCGGGCCAGCAGTCTGCGCAGAGCTTGGGCGTCATGGGCCAGAACATGGCCAATAGCGTGGGCAAGGCGCTGATCGGTCAAGGCCAGGCGCGCGCGTCGGCCTACGCGGCGCAGGGGAATGCCTTCGCCGACATGGTGAACGGTGGCATTGGGGCATATGGCTACAAGAAGGGGTGGTGGTAATGGCCGACTTCTATGACATGAATGCCGCCATCCGGCCGCAGAACTACTTCGCCAGCTTCGTGCAGGGCCAACAGGCCGGGCGGCAGGCGCAGCTGTACCAGCAGGCGCAGGAGGACCGCAACTTCTTCCGGCAGATGGCGCCGCAGGTGATCGCCGGCAATCCGGATGCCACTGCCCAGGTGGCTGCGCGCAGCCCCGAGGTGGCCCAGTCCTACCAGGAAGCTGGCGATTCGCAGATGCGCAAGGTAAAGGGCATGGTCGACTACTTCGACCGGGCCCGGTCGTCAGGCAACCAGGCGGCGGTGCAGGGTGCATGGAAGCAGATCAGTCCGTACCTGGCCCAGATCACCGGGCAGCAGGTGCCCGAGCTTTACGATGAAGCCACCGAGGGGCCTGGTCTTGAGCAGTTGAAGGCGCAGTTGGCGGGACTGCCTGCGAGCGCTGTCAGCGGTGCCGTCCAGCCCACCTACGTTGACGGCGAAGGTAACCGTGTTGCCATCATGCGCGACGGTTCTACTCAGATCCTTGGGAGGAATGATGCCGGTGCAAACCAGCAGACCCTGACCATCGACGTGAATGGCGTCCCGACGCAGGTCACGTTCGACCGGCGCACGGGTCGCTACTCGAATGCGGTGATGGGGGGCGGCCAGCCGTCGCAGAGCTCCGGACCGCCTCCGGCGCAGCCGCCGCCGAACGTGGCGGGTGGACAGTCGCAGGACGACTTTGCTTCGAAGTCCGGAGAGGACTACTACCAGCAACTTGATGCGGCCGCTTGTATCTGATACTGCGAGGTCTCGACAATCCA